GTGCGACAATTACGGTTGCGATGGATGCGTATAAGATACCCACAAATCCGTAGGTGTATATAAAAAAGGACAATCCCAACCACCACGACAAACAAAAAGCACAATCAAGTGGTTTCATTCGTTTCCATTTGGAGAAGTCGCTTCCGTAGAGATAGCGTTTGAGTAGGTCGGCTGGTTTGCCAAAGTTTACGATGATGATGCTTAGACAAGCAATTCCAATTATTTCGTTGTACATCTTTCTTTCATTAGTTTAATTACTCTTAGCACTTCACGAACTGAGATATCGGTTTGGCGGTGGATGGCTCTCGCTGACATTCCGCTGCACCAAAGTTTGAAAAGTTCTCTTTCATAGAAATATGCCGTTTCCGTTACCTGGTTTATTTTGTTAATTCGGTTTGACTCAATTTGTTCTTCTTGCTCTCTCTCAAATAGTAGGTCGGGTTCTTCGGGGAAGTCCAGCTCATAGACATCATACTGATCGTATATGCGAGATTCTGCGAAGGGATGCCTGTTGCCGTTGATACAAAGGTACAAAGTGCGGATTGCCCAAAACTGGAGATATCCTTCTCGGTGCAACTTCTCAACATAGTCATCAGGTTTCTCAAGGATGGTTAAAAAAAAGTATTGATACAGTTCGTTGGCAAGTTCGTTGTTCTTAGCGATGTTCTTCGTTGCTTTCCTCAGCCAATCGGCTTTGGATAACTCCAATATGATATCCGCTTTTGTCAACTTTTCTTTTCAATAATGCAAATATAACCATCTTTTTCGTATTTTTTCTTGATGCGTAACGCTTCTTCCTCAGATTGGACTATACTGATTGACGAGCTTAGACCTTTCGTGGAGGTGCAGACCCAATAGGGATAGAGCTTCAACATAGAATTGATTGATTGATTTGTCATAGGTGATCAGATCTTCATAGGTTTGAACGGAATGGATGATGGTTGAGTGATCACGGTGCAGTACCTGACCGATGGAAAGGTAGGTCATCCGCAAATGCTTTTTGCAAAGATAACAAAACAAATGACGGGCATCCATTATGCCTTGCCTTCTCACCTTCTCCAGTATCTCATCGGGGGTGACATCGTAGATGATGCACACTACCCTCATTGCTTCAGTCCATTCGGCATCAATCTCGTTGATCTTGCATCGTGGGTTCACGATTTGGTCTTTGAGTTTCTTGATTTCTCGCATCCGTGAATCGTTCAGTTCTGCGATTACACCTTTGAGCCGTTTGACTTCTTGCTTCAACAGGTGCATCTCTTGATAATCAATCATAACAGCCCTAATTCTACAAGCTCACTTATAACCATAGTTGAATACCATTGTTCCCCGAGTTCATCCCCACCTTTATCAATGTGCTCAATTCTCATAATGATTGCATCTTGTCCATCGTGCCATCCACCGCTATAAGATTGTGCGATTAATGTTTTTAATTGTTCTTCAGTTATAGTTATTGTTTTCATAGTAGTTTTTGATTGTGTTCACCGAGTTGGATGAATCCTGAATCCGATGTACTGCCAGTTACTTTGATGAAGTCAACCTCAATCTTTGCCGAATTGATAATCACTTGTGAAACATCTGCCATCGTCTGAGCAGTTTGAATGTCAATGTCACCGTCTCTTAATTTTTCCAATACTTCAAAAAGGTGATCTCGTAGGTCGGTCATTTTATTTCTTGCCATAGCTGTTTATTTTTCTTGTTATTTGTTTTTTGATGTGAATTACTTCTTTGATTTCTTGTGGTAAATTTTGGATGTGGTTTCTTCGGATGTGTTCCACTCGGTCAATGACCTCTAAGTTTTCAATACAAATGTTCTGCTTGTTGCGGTCTTTGAACACGACAAACATTCCTGGTGGTATTTCTCCGTGATGTTGTTTCCAAAGTAGCTTGTGAACAAACTCAAATCCGACCTCTATTCTTTCAACCAGGTATCCATCCCGAAGTGAACGGAATCCAATCGGCTTAGTGTTGTGTGGTGTTTGTCCTTTCTTAAATTGTGTTTCAACTCCACCCATCTGCAAACCTTTTTTGCCTTTGTTCCAAGATGCCACTCCTTTTTTGAATTGGGTTGCTGGGTGTCCTTTGAAGTTTTCAAGATAGTATTGATGTAAAAATTCAATGTCTTTTTTGATACCGATGTTGTTTGATTTATTGTAAATCTGTTTTACAGTACATCCAAAATGCACCGCCAAATCATTTGCCATTGTTGTTGGGTATAACCGTTGTAATTCTTCAGCTTCTTCCGTTGTCCAATACTTTCTCATAATCGTTCTTCGTACATTGTGCGTGATCCAATAAAGGTGGTGTCTATCGTGTGGCATTCTCCGTGCCTGTTCTTTGCGATAATCAATTCAGCATCTTCCTTCTCAAGCTTCTCACCTGAATAATAAGCTGGTCTGAATGGGAACATCACAACATCCGCATCTTGTTCTATACTTCCACTCTCACGGATATCACTCAGCATAGGTCTTTTGTCCGCTCTCTCCTCACATTTGCGTGATAACTGAGCCAACACCACCACCGTGATATTGAGTTCTTTAGAGAGCAACTTTAAGTTTCGGGATATCTCTGCAATTTCTTGTTCCCTGTTTTGTTTTGTTCCTTTGATTAACTGGATGTAATCAATCACCAACAACTCAAGTCCGTGTTTCGCTTTGTGAATCTTGGCTTTGGATTTGATTTGCATAATTGAGCAGTTAGGGTCATCGTCAATGAAGAATTGCACTGTCTGATTGTTGGCTTTGTCAATAATGATATCCACTTCGTATTCTCGCAATGTCGCATTCCTAATCTTCCAGCTTGAGATGTCGGTGATCAATGATAAATATCGTTTGGCAATTTGGTCGTTGCTCATCTCCAACGATACAAACAAACCTTTCCCATCACGCTTGGCAAACTCCCACATCAAAGTAAGAGCGAGTGCCGTTTTACCTTGACCAGGTCTTGCAGCCATCACCACCAAATCACCGGGATTCCATCCACCTAACATCCTATCCAGTCCAACCCATCCCGTTGGTCTACCGGTTAGTTGATCACCACGCTTCACGGCTTCAATGATTGTATCAACGGCTTTGTTTGTAACTTGTGTAATCTGCACAGGGTCGTTGATGCTTGTAAACTTGGTGTTGTCTATCATCGTTTGGACATTGGTGAGCAATTCTTTCAAGTCCGTTGCCAAATCCAAAGTAGAAAGGTTGTTCAAGAATTCCTTCTTCAGGTACTTGTGTTCCAGTTCGGGCAGGTGACTGCTGATGTTTGGCATCCCATAGACATCTTGAGTCAAGCGAACGATGTAGATCATCTCTTCCCGTTTGAATAATCTGCCCAAAGTAAGAACATCAATGGGGTCGTTGTTAATGTACATCTCCAACATTGCCTCAATGATGCGTTTGTTTAGCTTGTCTTCAAACCATTGCGATTTGATGCGTGGAAGCATTGCTCTTGTTTGGTCATAAAACAAAAGTTGGGAAAGTATATATTGCTCAGAGTTCATAGTCTTTCAAATTAAACTTACTTCGGTGGATTATTTGTTGATTACTCGTATTATTTTTTTGATTTGCTTTCCAAGTTCTCACCGATGCCCTCCAGTCTTTCATTTTGTTTTTACCAATCATCCATCCAGTAGCTTGATAATGATTGAACCATTGCTCTGACAAGTCATTCATTTTTAGTTCTGACATATATGCTTTGACTTCTTCAATGGGTGGTTTTCTAAATACTGATACCTTCTTTTCTTTAATTGTATTTTCAATTTCATTTTCATTTTCCATATGTTGAACATATGTATCAGATATGTTTATCACATCTTCTTTCTTCATACGATTATTTCGTCTTGATTCTGAATAGGATTTCCGTTTGTCAACTTCTTGTTCTAATCTGACATTAAAAAATTTACCTTCTGAATCTTTTTGAAACTTGCTAAATATATCTTCATCATATGTTCCACATATCTGCAACATATCTCGTTCTGACATATGACCTTTTTGATGCTGGATACAAAGCAAGGTGATGAACTTGCCTTTTTGTTCCATTGACATCAACAAAGTACCCGTTAAGAAATCTGACGAATAGAACAGGAACGCTGGGTCTTTGCTCATAAGTGAAAGAATCTTTGGGTTTTAGATTTCTTAAATATTCTTAATGCGTGTTTGTTATAATTTTCATTAATATCAATACAAGCTAATGTTAAAGATGAATATTTTTTACCTGTTAGAATGTCAATTACCGCCTTTGATGTTGACAATCTAGTTGATTCGTTTAACCCGTTACTCCAAGCGTGTTCAACATTTTCTTTTTGTGTCATCCACTCAAGATTGTCAACATTGTTATTTAATTTATTTCCATCTTTATGATTTACAGATGGTTTATTTTCAGGGTTTGGAATAAATGCTAATGCAACTAAACGATGCACATAATTTTGCTTACGCTTATTTGATTTATCAACCAAAATTACTTTACGATAACCACGACCGACAATGCCTCCATTTAAAAATTTCTCTCTAAAAAACATAAAACTTTTAACTCTGCCGTGACTGGATACATAGTACTGACCATTGCATTCCGCAATTGCTTTCCATATTTCTATTTGTGTTCCCATTTTTTTTGCATAAAAAAAGCCTCCGAGATAGAAGGTTTACGGGAACACATCTATCAGGAAGGCAAAAAGTTTTGATTATGGACAAACCCGCATTTGTCAATCACTTCTACAAATTTAATCAATCATTTCGGATATCCCAAATCTTTTTTAACTTTCACCTGGTATCGTTGCCGTGATTGGTAGTTCTGCCCACGAAGATGTTCGTGATGCTCTTGGAGTTGAGCTCGTGTTCTTCGGATGGTTTCGGGTGATGGTAGTTGCTTGGCTTCAAACATCGTGAAGAAGTCATTGCCGTTGCACATACCTTTGTAGATCACCGTCATAAGTTTGAAATCACAGTCCCTTGTTTCCGGTTGGTTAATCATTACTGCCGTTACCGTTGCTTTGATATACTTGTTCATAGTTGTAGTTTGGTTTTATTTTTGTGTGTAAAAATGCTGCTCTTTTTGGGTTAATGTTTAATCTCCATCCGATGTATTCCCAAGTATGTCGCATATCCTCACGAAGAACTGCGATTGCCCAAATGAGTGCATACTCATCCATAGATTTCCTTCGCTTTGCTGAATCCGTCATTGTAGTGTTCCTGGCTTATAAATGGTTCGTACTGGGTGGCTTGTCGTTCTATGTCCATCAGGACTGATGTTGTGTAGATGTCAGACCTCAGCTCACCGCTTTGGACTTTTTCCCATAGCAACTCAAAGATAAATTCCGTTGTTGTCTTCATTGTCTATCTATAAAGTTTGCGTATTCAATTGCATCTTGCTCATTCTCAAATGTGGCGAGTAGCTCTCCGGCATAATAAACTCGCCACTTTATGATGAAATTAATTGATGCCTTTACGACCAGAGCTTTGAGCATTTTTTCTACTTTGAATTAAATCGTTGGCGTGAAGTTCCCAAGTTTTAGCACGATCGTTTGCCGATTGGATTTGTGACCTGATACTGAGATTCTCAGTTTGCAAATCCCACATCTCACGATTAAGCTTGTTTACCTGTTCTTGTAGTTCTTCTTCCCTTGTTGAAAGTGCGTTGACTTTGAACAAGGCAATGGCGAGAAACAAAGCCAGTCCGAGAATGATGATTGTTGTCATAAGAATCTGAATTTAGAAATGTTTTGATTTTTGTTGTCATTTCTAATGATTTCCACAAGGTTGTGTTTGTCATACTGCCTTAGCATTGTGTACAAATCTTTAACATAGTGTTCACGCATAATTTTTTGAAGCACTGGATGCTTTCGATCAATCCATTCGTTTCCAAATTCTCTTTGAACATAGTCAAGAAAATTCCGAGTAGATGTGTGAAGTTGAACATTTGGTTTGTTTGAAGGTGATGTTTCCGCAAAGTACCGATTTAAGATACTCCACGCTTTCTTCAAGATTGCCAAATCACCTTCCGGCATTTGGTCAAATAATTGCATTTGATTCATAGTTTTTTATTTGTTTTTTCCTTTGTAAAATTTGTGCTTGTAGATTGCCTTCGTGTAGGTATCAAATTCGGGAATGTAGTTGTCCCGTTCAAATTGATAAGGCGATGCCTCAGGCAATTTGTCAAAGTCATTGAAGTATTGTTTCAACTTCCAGTACACGAACATCACCGCAATGGTGATGGGTGTGATTACGAGTAAAAAAATTAAGTCCATAGTTTTATAATTAAGGGGGCTTAAAAACCCCCGTGAATTGATAAGTAGATACTGCGTTCAATTAATTGGTTTACCCAATCTAAATACTCTTGACTCAATACTTGCCCTGCTGCTGAGTTCATTTTAATTGTTCTTTGGTGGCTGCGAATTTTTAAGTTTAATGCTCTCCATTCGTCTCGGTTTTTTATTGTTTCGTTTGTCATAGTGATTCAAACTAACAACCTTTCTTTCACAAATGCAAATTTATTTTACTATGTTCTTTGTGAATGAACGATTTATTTTGTGATTGACATAAATAGTTCTCCAGCCGATGCCAACTTCTCGTCAATTATTTCCTGAATGTCCTCCTCCAAAGTGATCAAAGTTTGCGTGAGCTTCTTGCCGATGGGCATTCGTGGATCATACGACAAGAACAACGCCTCAGTCATCTCCGTTGCAACCATCCCCATTTGAACTTGCCAATAGTATTCCGGGCGTTTAGATTTGAGTT